TACCTCTGTCTTAGATAACCTCACACCTCTCTCCAATCTAAATAATTCACACCCGGCAAAGGAGTACATACTCCAAAGAAAACTGCCGATAGAAGCTCTGTATTACACAGAGAAATTTACAGAGTGGACGAACTCTATAAAGCCAGGCTCTTTACCAGATGCAGAACAAGATGAAGGGCGTATTATCATTCCTTTCAGAGATAAAGAAGGAAATGTCTTTGGTTATCAAGGCCGTTCCCTTTCTAGTACTGGCTTGCGCTATATTACTATCCTCCTCCAAGAAAACCAACCCAAAATCTTCGGACTCGACACACTAGATTATGAACAAACAACTTACATCACCGAAGGTCCTTTCGACAGTATGTTGCTCTCAAACGCCATTGCCATGGCGGGAGCGGATGGCGTACTTCCTTCTGGTGTCAGCTTTCCTGTCTACGTCTATGATAATGAGCCACGTAACACTCAAATCACAGCCAGAATACTTAGGCACATCGATAATGGGGAAAGTGTTGTCATCTGGCCCTCTTCGATAAAAGAGAAAGACATTAATGACATGGTTCTCTCTGGACATAATGTTCAGGAGATAGTGAATACAAACACCTACAACGGACTCAACGCGACTCTTAAATTCAACGATTGGAGAAAATGATTACAAACGACATTCAAGTAAAGAAAAGAAACGGAAGGGGCGTAGAGACCCTGGATTTGAATAAGGTTCATGTGATGGTAGAGGAGGCATGTAGAGGACTCTCTGGTGTATCTGCCTCACAGGTTGAAATTCAATCTCAGTTATCTTTTTACGACGGCATTACCACAGCAGACATTCAGGAAACACTGATTCGTTCTGCTTCTGATTTGATTACTCTTGAGAATCCAAACTATCAGTTTGTAGCAGCAAGACTTCTGTTATTCTCTCTTCGTAAATCCATCTACCACAAGATGTATGAAGCGTGGACGTTTGAAGAGCAGATCGCTTACGGCATTAAGAAGGGTGTGTACGACCCTAACATCGTGTTGTACTACACTACAGATGAGATCAATGAACTCGACAAGCACATCGAACACGATCGTGACTTGAAGTTCACCTATGCTGGACTCAGGCAGGTGTATGACAAGTATCTGGTTCAGGATCGTTCTTCTGGAAAGATCTTTGAGACTCCTCAGTTCATGTACATGCTGATTTCAGCAACTATCTTCCATAATTATCCCAAAGAAACAAGACTTCGTTATGTTAAGGACTATTATGATGCGATCTCGAAGCATCTTATTAATATTCCGACGCCTATTATGGCAGGTGTTAGAACTCCTATTCGTCAGTTCGCTTCTTGTGTTCTCGTTGAGTCTGACGATTCTATTAATAGCATCTTCGCCTCTGATATGGCTATTGGGTACTATACTTCCCAGCGTGCGGGGATTGGTATCAATGCTGGTAGAATTCGAGCTATGGGCAGTAAGATTCGTGACGGAGAAGTGCAACATACGGGTATCATTCCGTTCCTCAAGAAGTTTGAAGCAACTGTGCGCTGTTGCACTCAAAATGGAGTACGAGGAGGCTCAGCAACTGTTCATTTTCCCATCTGGCACTCGGAAATCGAAGACATCATTGTTCTCAAGAATAATAAAGGAACAGAAGACAACAGAGTCAGAAAACTAGATTATAGTATCCAACTATCTAAGATCTTCTATGAAAGATTCATCCAAGACCAAGATATCACCCTATTCTCTCCACATGATGTTCCTGGACTTTACGATGCCTTCGGCCAAGAGGAGTTCGATGATTTATACAGAGGATACGAAGCTGCTGAAGAGATTCCGAAGAAAACTATCAAGGCTCGTGAGTTGTTTCTTAACCTTATGAAGGAAAGAGCAGAGACAGGTCGTATCTACATCATGAACATCGATCATTGTAACTCCCACTCCTCTTTCTTGGATCCGGTTTACATGTCAAACCTGTGTCAAGAGATTACACTTCCTACCAAGCCATTAAATCACATTGATGACGAAGAAGGTGAGATCTCACTCTGTATCCTCTCTGCTATCAATGTTGGTAAGATTCGTAGGCTAGAAGACCTAGAACATCTCTGTGACATTTCTGTCCGTGCTCTAGATGAACTGATTGACTATCAAGGATACCCTGTGAAAGCAGCAGAGAAGGCAACCAAATCCCGCCGTTCTCTTGGTGTTGGATTCATTGGATTGGCTCATTACCTCGCCAAACATGGTGAACATTATGATGATCCAGGTGCACTACAACTAGTTCACGACCTTGCAGAAGAGTTTCAATATTCTCTAATCTCTGCTTCCGTTCAGTTGGCAGTAGAAAAGGGAAATGGTCATGGTAATCCAAACCCTGGATATTGTGACGGTTTCAAATCCACTAAATATTCTGCTGGTTTATTACCTGTTGATACTTACAAGAAAGAAGTTGATTCCCTTGTTCCTCCTGTTTATAAAAGAGATTGGGACAAACTTAGAAAACAAGTTCTTAAGTTTGGTATGAGGCACTCGACATTAACTGCACAGATGCCCTCTGAGTCCTCCTCAGTCGTCTGTAACGCAACTAATGGTATCGAACCACCTCGTGACTTCCTCAGTGTGAAGAAGAGCAAGAAAGGAACTCTCAAGCAGATTGTTCCTGGATATGTGACTCTGAAGAATAATTATACTTTGTTATGGGATATGAAGAACATGGATGGCTACCTTAATATCATGGCAGTGATTCAAAAGTTCTTCGATCAAGCGATCTCAACAAATACATCATACAACCCACAGCACTTCGAAGAAAACGAAGTTCCTGCTTCTGTTCTTATTGGTGATTTGCTCAAAGCATATCAACTAGGAATCAAAACTCTCTACTATCAAAACACATACGATGGTAAGGGAGACGAGGAAGTGGAAGTGAATGATATTCATTATGAACCTGAAAACGTTGGTGGATTAACCGCCGATAATTTGTTAGAATTAGAAGAGGACGATTGCGAGAGTTGCAAACTATGACAGTAAAAGGAATGACAGTGTTTAACTCAAAACCTGTCGATACCAAAGTCCAGCCGATGTTCTTTGGTAGCCCATTGGGTGTACAACAGTACACCTCTTTCAAATACCCAGTATTTGATAAGCTCACACAAACACAACTAGGATTCTTTTGGAGGCCAGATGAAGTCTCTCTTCAGAAAGACAGAGCAGATTATCAATCGCTCAGACCCGAACACAAGCATATCTTTACTTCGAATCTTAAGTATCAAGTTATGCTCGACTCGGTTCAGGGTCGTGGCCCTGGCATGGCTTTCATGCCTTACTGCTCTCTGCCTGAGTTAGAAGGATGTATCAGTGTATGGGAGTTCATGGAGGGTATTCACTCTCGCTCCTACACTCACATCATTAAGAACCTATACTCACAACCAGAGGAAGTGTTTGATACTATTCTCGAAAACGAGAAGATCCTTTCTCGTGCCACCAGTGTAACTGCTTCCTATGATGACTTCATTCAATCAGCAGCACTATATGGTATTGGAGATTGGGAACACGCTCAAGATGGAGCAGGGCGCTTTAGAGAAGAACGTTATGAACTGAAGCGTAAGCTCTTCCGTGCCATGATGAACGTCAACATCCTTGAAGGCGTCCGTTTCTACGTGTCCTTTGCCTGTACCTTTGCCTTTGGTGAACTGAAAGTGATGGAAGGAAGTGCAAAAATCATTTCCTTAATTGCACGTGATGAAAACCAGCACCTGGTGATTACTCAGAACATCATTAATAAGTGGAGAGATGGTGACGACCCAGAACTACAGTCCATCTACCATGAAGAGATGGAAAACTCCAGAGCAATGTTCAAGAGATGTGTGGACGAAGAGAAGGCATGGGCTGAGTACCTCTTCAAAGATGGTTCAATGATTGGATTATCAGAGAAGCTTCTCGGTAACTATGTGGAATGGATTGCTAATCGTCGCATGAAGGCAGTGGGACTCAAGCCACTGTATGATATTCCTGCTAACAACAACCCATTACCTTGGACTAGTCATTGGTTGCAATCTAAGGGTGTTCAGGTTGCTCCTCAAGAAACTGAGGTAGAATCTTATGTGATTGGTGGTATCAAACAAGATATCAAAGAGGATGCGTTCTCTGGATTCAAATTGTGATTACACTAGTACTTGCAAGTATGTTATCTTGCTCCGATGGGTATTGGATCCTTCAAGGAATCGAAATCACACAAACATCAAACAAAACAAAAGCAGAACTTAGGATAGAAATCTTAAATTCTATGCCAGAACACTGTAGTAAAGAGAATTATGAAATTCGATCCTGAATCTATTAAACTGTCTAGTTTAACCAAACAATTTGAATACCAGAAACTCGCACGAGAAATCGACGAGTGTAATAACATTGATGACATCCGAGCAGCAGCAAAGGGTTTCATCAAACTTCATATGAAACATCAAGAGACAGCTTCACAGATTGTCAGAGAGGTGTTATAATAAATATCTTGGAGTGACAANACTCCATACGTTCGACTCTTATGAGTTGCAAGTACGTGGCGGAACGGAATCGTTCATCTCCCATATAAGAGAGACGCAAACCACCGAAGGAACGGCNTAAAAACCCTACCGGAGGAATCCAATGAACACCCTTGCTCTTATTCAAAAGCGTTTGCAGTCTCAGCACAAAGTTGAGGACTACAACCGCAGCATCGCCTACCGTGGCGTTGCATACAACCGTAGTTCTACTGAGTCCACTGAGTCTCACGGAACGTTCACATATCGTGGTCGCACTTACACCAAGTAATGTGACCTGATAAATAGGAGAGATGAATGAATCTCTCCTTTTTCATGAAACTTTATTACAAAAAAGACAAATCTCTTGTCAGAAAGCATAAGAACCTAATCAAGGCAGTACAAGANAAGACAAATCTTTCAGACTATCAATTGATNTGGGCAACCTTCGCTAAAGGATTGCTCATTGGCATTATTCTGTTGTGAATGCACGTGGAGCCAAAGCGAAAGGTCGCGGTTGGCAGAATCACATTCGTGACTTACTCAGAGAGAAATATGAAGGTCAGTTAGAACCTGATGACATTACTGGCACCTTAATGGGTGAAGCTGGTTGTGACATCAAATTATCTCCTGCTGCCCGTAAGTTATTTCCATGGTCAGTGGAAGCAAAGAGACAGGAAAAGATTTCCTTACATGCCTGGTGGAATCAAGCCAAGGCTAATTGTAAAGAAAATACAAAACCTGTTATAATTACTAAGCAAAACAACAAAGAACCTCTTGTTATTATGTCGCTAGAAGACTTTATGAACATGTTATGAAAACATTTTTAACCTTAACAACTCTTGGAAGCATCCTCACATCCGGATGTGTCGCCTCTGATGAAGTAAAAGAAGTAACTGTTATTCCTCACACCTTTACGTGTCCTGATTGTACAATACAAGAAAAGATGGCACTAAAAGCATTCCAAGAACAAGGAATCACTGATAGGTATGCCTTATCCGCTCTGATGGGCAATATCAAACAAGAATCTAAGTTCATTCCTGACATCTGTGAGGGAGGCAAAAGAGTTTCTTATAATAGGTGTTACTCTGGTGGCTTTGGGTTGATTCAATGGACTACAACAGGACGTTATGATGGTTTAGGAAGATACGCCAAGATAAACAATTGTGATCCATCTACCACTCAATGTCAGCTAGGGTACCTTTTTACCGAGCGCGAATGGAAAATGGCAGCTCCAGGGTTCAAGACACCAGGCAAAACCATTGATCAGTACATGGTGAATGCTTACACTTGGTTAGGTTGGGGAGTACATGGTTCTAGAACAGAATATGCTTACAATTACACACGTATGTTCTCACCGCATCCTGGTACATCATAAATAAACTACCAAATACAAAAGGTTTAATGGAAACCCAAATCTGTGGAAAATGTGGCGCTAGGTTTATGGAAGGAGTTCTCTACTGGAGCACAGGCAAAGCCGGAAAGAAAGAAGACCTTGCAGGACTAGTGTGTGATAAGTATGGAGATGCTCAATGCATCAATGAAGAAAAGGGAACAGTACATAACGGACAAACTTGGGAAAAGAGAGCAGCTTTCCTTGAAGGAGTAGCAGCAGCAACTAAAGCACTTGAAAACAAACTAAAAGATGACTAAGAAATCAAAGGCCAAGAAGAACAACAAAGGAAAAGAAGACACCTGGGAATGGGAAGAAACTCCCGAAGTAATTGCAGCTCTCAAGAAGTTACACGGCAAGAGCTGATCTGTTATAATAAATACATGCCCCGTTAGCTCAGGAGACAGAGCACGGTCCTTCTAAGACTGCGGTCGTGGGTGCGAATCCTACACGGGGCGTTTGACACCTGATTCAACAGGTGTTATAATAAAAGAGTCAAATCAATCAAAGACAGAATGTCCCTCCTAGATCTCAAATACGGTATTGAATTAGTCAACCTTCGTAAAGCAAGAGGAGATCATTTTATTCCTGATCATGTTGCAGATTTCTT